TGATCCTGTAACTCCAACAAATATATTAATTAAAAAACAATCTAATCATGGTTGTGCAAATATAGACGCTATACCAGTAGGTAACGTAACTCTGTTTTTGCAACGTGCTAAAAGAAAGATTAGAGAACTAGCTTATAACTTTGATGTTGATGGTTATGTTGCACCTGACATGACTATTCTTGCTGAACATATTTCAGAATCTGGAATTAATTCTATGTCTTATCAACAAGAACCTAATCAAGTTATTTGGTGTGTTAGATCAGATGGAAGATTAGTTGGTTTAACTTATCAAAGAGAACAACAAGTTGTTGCTTGGCATCAACATATATTTGGTGGTGCATTTAGTACAGGTATTGCTGTATGCGAATCTATAGCTACGATTCCTACAGATGATAAAGAATATCAAACATGGGTTGTTATCAAAAGAACAATCAATGGTGTAACAAGACGTTATGTTGAATACATCAATCAATTTGATTTTAATGAAACAGACAATACAGAATTTAATTTCTTAGATTCACAACTTGCTTACTCTGGATCTGCAACTACTACTATTTCTGGATTAGATCATCTTGAGGGACAAGTTGTATCTGTTCTAGCAAATGGTGCAACACATCCAGATAGAACTGTATCTGGTGGATCTATTACTTTAGCAAGATCATCTACTAAAGTTAAAGTTGGATTAAAATATACATCACTATTACAAACTATGAGATTAGATGCTGGAGCTCAAAATGGCACATCTCAAGCTAAGACAAAAAGAATATTTAATATCTCTATTAGATTATATGAATCTATTGGTGTAGAAGTTGGTCCAGATCTTAACAATATGGAAGCTATACCATTTAGATCTTCTGCTAATCCTATGGATCAAGCTATCCCAGTATTCACAGGTGATAAAGAAGTAGAGTTTAGAGGTAACTATGAAACTGATGGTTTTATCTTTGTACGTCAAACTCAACCTTTACCTTTAACAATTTTATCGTTATACCCAGAATTGATTACAAATGACTAATAGATTAATTATAATTCCTTATACACAAAATCATGGTAAAATAATCATGGAATCCCAAATGAACCACATGCTTACTCAACAAGATGCTGAGTATATTAAAAAAGATAATAACATTGAATGTATGAGCTTAGAACAAGATGGCTTAGCATTTACAGGATTAATTAATGATAAGGTTGTTGCTGCAGCTGGTATGAAAAGAATATGGGGTAATGTAGCTGAAGGTTGGTTTCTTGCTAAAAATGATGTATGGAACTATCCAATAACAATTGCAAAAGCAGTTAAACAAAATTTAGATCATTTAGCTAAAACAAATAATATTAAAAGATTACAAACTGCAGTACGAACTGATTTTGGAATTGGAATTAGATTTGCTAAATGGTTAGGATTTACTAATGAAGGATTAATGAAGCACTATGGATTTGATGGTGCTGATCATTATAGATTTGCGAGGATTTACTAATGGCAGCAGCATTACCATTTGTACCATATGTTTCTTTAGGATTTAGTGTTGTTCAAGCAAGACAACAAAATGCTATTGGTAAATTTAATCAATCAGTACAAAATCGTAATGCAGAAATTGCAAATCAAGAAATTGGTGCAATAGAAAAACAAACAGAATACAAACTTGATCAGTTTAATAAAGACTACGCAAAAATTGTTGGAAAAACTACAGTATCAACTGCAAAAGCTGGAGTTGAACAAGGATCTGGAACATCATTAAGAATACAAATGGCTAATGCTACTGAAGCAGAACTACAAAGAGATCTTATTGAATATGATGGTGGTGTAGCAAAGGCTAGAAAAATTGAAGAAAGAAACTTCTACAGAATACAAGGCGATATGGCTAGACAAACTGGAAGATTGACTGCAATGGGAACTTTATTTAAAGGTGCAAGTGCATTTTTAGGAACAAGTGCTGGATCAAGTTTATTAACAAGTGCTGGTAATATATTTTCATCTTCACCAACATACTCACCAATTAACACAAGATTAACTGGATCAGAAGGATCATTCTAATGCCAAAGATACCTACATTTACAGCTCAAGGAATTCCAACTGCTGAATCTGCTAGCATTAAAACTTCTTTTCAAGTTCCATTATCTGGAGTTGGATCTCCAGCATCTGCATTAGAACCAGTTATAAAAACATTAAATGATTATTATGCAAAAGAACAAGCTGTTGTTGAAAAAACACAAGCATTAGAATTAGAAAATAAAGCATCTATTGAATTAGAAGAAACAAAAGCAAGGATTTCTAAATCAGCAGATCCAATAACAAGTTCAGATATATTTTTACAATATTCAAAACAAATTAAAGAAAAATATGCAGATCAAGCTCCAAGCAGTTCTGTAAAAAATTTATTTCTTAATAATTATTTAGTTGAAGAAAAAAAACAATTATCTTCTGTTGTAATAAAAAATAGAGAAAATTTAATCCAAGATAGAATTAATCAAGCAGATATTAAAGAACAAAGAATTTTAACAACAGGATTATATTCTGACAATCAGTTACAAAAAGAAACTATGTATTCAGATCTAGGTATTTTATATCAAGATTTAAGAAAAGATTTTATTATTGATGAAGATACATATCAGAAAAAAATAAGAGAAATACCAAGTATAGTTCAAACATTAGAAGCAAAAAGAGATATGGGAACAGATCCTGTTGGAACTGCTATTAAACTTAATGATGCTAATAAATATCCAGATATTATTGGTGAAAAAAGAATAAAATTAATTAATGAGGCTAATTCAGATGCTAGACCAGCTGTGATGGATGGAATGAAAAATCATTTTGCTTTGATTGAATCAGGTATGCCTAGTAAATTTGATGAAAAATCAATTAAACCAATACTTGGACAACAAGCATACGCAGATTTTAAAGAAAAAGAATCTGGATTAATAATATTTAAAGGAGAATCTGCAAAAATATTTAATGCAAAAATAGGAACAGAATCTTCTATTATTGCTAACTATCCAATTAGACCAGGTTCTGAAGCGTTTGATTTAGAAATGAAACAAAAACTTATAAACTTTGCATCTAAAAAAGATGAGATGTTAAAAAAAGATCCAGCTTCTATTGTTATGCAATTTAATCAAAATGTTAAAGAAAAATACTCTGACTTTACTAACGAAACAGATCCTGTAATTAAAGATCGTAAATTTCAAAAATACATTGGTTCTGTTATAGATGCTCAAAAATTAATAGGAGTTAATGATGAGAAAATTAAAGTATTACCACAACAAGATGCTGCTAGAATAGTTCAAGATTATAATAATCAAGATGTTAATGGAAAAATTAAATATCTTAGTGATTTAGAAAAAACATATGGAGATAATTATGGCAGATTGTTAAATCAATTAACAGAACCTGAAAATGGATTACCAATAACAGCTGAGTTTGTTTCTTATTTAGGAGATTCAAATTTTGCTAAACAAGCATTAAGTATAGATACAAAAGAAGAAAGAGATAGATTAGATAAATATATATCAACTACAACAGAATCTAAAAAATCATTACAATCAGAAATTGCTAATCAATTAACTGATTTTAGAAAAGTTGTTATGATGGGAAATCCATTTGTAACATCTGTTGCAAACAAAAAATTAAATAACATACAAGAAGTATTAACTTATGTTGCCGCAAACAAGATGTCTAGAGGAATGAGTATGGATGATGCTGTAAAAGAATCTACATCTTATATAAATGATAATTTTGTTTTTAGAGATACTTATTTTATTCCAAGAATTTACAATAATGAAAGATTAACTAAAGCTCAAATTGAGCATATAGATAGAAAAGCAAGTTATATAAAAGATGCTAATATAGATAAATTAGATTTAGAATCTTTTAAATCAAATGACAAAAAAATTTCTCAAGATATTTTAGACAAAGGTATGAAAAATCAAATAAAAGAAAATGGAATGTGGATTAATTCTGCTGATGGTAATAGTTTGGTTTTAGCTGTAAAATTTTATGATGGTAGCATTGGAATATTAAATAATAAAAAAGGTGAACAAATTAAAATAAATTTTAATGACACATCATCTAAATTACCAAATTCAAATGAAAATATTGATTTTTCAAAAATAATAGAAAAAGACATTGGTTTTAAAAGTAAAAAAATAATATTACAATAATATATGCCTAATATAGGTTTTGGTTTAGACACAGAAGAAAATGCTCAAGCCATAGGTTTTGATAAGTATAAATTAACTTTATCTGAAACTTTAGGAGTTACAGCTGAAGACGCTTGGAATTTTAGTGCAACACCATCTTTAATTAGATATGGAAATTTAACTGCTTCAAGAAGAGGAAGTGTTAGTAATGAAATTGATGAATTTTATACTGGTGCTTATCCTTCTACAGAAGATGAACCATTAATTCCAAAAGAGGAATTAAATAAAAAATATTCTAATATTGGATTATTATTTGAACAAGACGAAAAACAATCAACTGTTGATCTTTTATCTGCTAGTAAATTAAAAGAAATAGACAGAGCAAATAGACTTGCTCGTGGTCAAACAGGTGTTGTAGCTGGTACTTTAAAATTTGCAACAGGATTGGGAGTTAGTTTGGCAGATCCGCTTAACATTGCATCTGCATTTGTTCCTGTTGTTGGTCAAGCTAGATTTGCTTCTTTAGTTGCACGACAAGGATTTACTACTGCTAGACTTGCCAAAGGTGTTGTTGAAGGAGCATTTGGAGCTGCATTAATAGAACCTATTGTTTATGGCGTAGCACAAGCTGAACAAGCAGATTATGGTTTAATGGATAGTTTTTTGAACGTAACATTTGGAACTATTATTGGAGGAGGATTGCACGTTGGTATAGGTGCTTTAAAAGATTTTAGAACAAGTGTAGATTTTAAAGAAAGAGTTCAACAAGCAAGAGAATCTGCTGGAATAAATTCTACAGAAGATCCTGCTGTTAATTTGTATAAAGAATATTATCCAGCTAATTCAGAAATAATGTTAAGACTTTCTGAAACAGATCCAGAAACTAGAAGATTATTACTTGTAAAATCTTTATCTGATTTATTAGAAGGAAAACCAGTTGATGTAACTCCTATAGCTAATCTTGATCCTAAATTAAGAGATGCACAAATTAATGAAGATATTAATGTAAAAAATAAAAACAATTCTAATAACTCAGTTGATAATACTCTTGAAACATCTTCAAGACAACCAATAAATGAAAGTGCTGGTAAACAAGAATTTAAAACAGAAGAACAAAATACATTAGATAAATTAGATAATACTTTAAAAACAAAAGAATTAGATCAAACAATAATTGATAGAGAAAATAAATCTTTAGATGATCAATTAAATGTTTTAAAAGATAAACAAAAAGATTTAGATATTGAAGACAGTAAAGAATTACAAACTTCTAAAAAAGAATCAAAAGAAATTTCTGAAAAACAAAAAGAAATCAAAGATGCTATCATTGATGGTATTAACTGTATTAACAACGTATAATTATGGCAAAAGATAAATGTATTGATTTAGTAGCACAGGCTTTAAAAAGAGGTAATGTTAATGAAGAACAAGCAGCAGATATTATTGATAATATTAGAAAAACTCAAAGAGAAGCTAAATTAGAAAATCTTGATAATACTTTAAAAGATGAATTGGCAAATCAAGTTTTAAAAGAACAACAAATATCTAAAAAGATTAAAGAAAGAAACGCTATTGAAAATGAAATTAAAATAAGAAAAGCTGTAGATAAAGTATTAATTGATTTTAAAGGTAATGAATCAGAAGGATTATCAGCTATATTAGTTGGTAGCAATTTAGAAAAAGCAGGATCTCGTGCTTCTGTTGCTCTTTCTCAGCTTTCTGAATATAGAAAATTATCATCTGCATTTTATGAAAAATTAAGACAAAATAATGTAGTTGAATTATTTTCAACAGCAAACGAAGATATAGATAGAAGATTATCTAGAACAATTTGGGAGTTAGGCGAAGGAAAACAAATAACAGAAAAAAATAAAGACATTATAAAATTAGCAAATATAATGTCAGATTATTCTGAATCTATAAGAAAAAAATTAAATGATAATGGTGCTAATATAGGTAAATTACCTGGTTGGATTGTAAGACAAACTCATGATCCATTTCAAATAAGAAATGCTGCAAAGGTATTAAAAGAATTATCTGGAAAAGAATCAGATGATTTAGATGGTAGATTAGATAGAAATTTAAAAGCATGGAAAGAATACATTACTCCAAAATTAAAAGACGAAACATTTAGTGGTTTTGATAATAAAGATGAATTTTTAAATAATGTTTATAATTCATTAGCTCGTAATGAACATATTATTACAGATGGCTCTGCAGCATCTTATGGTTCAAGAGATATTACAAAAAATATGAACGCTAAAAGAGTTTTATTATTTAAAACATCTGATGATTGGTTTGATTATAATAAAAAATTTGGATTTGGAAATTTAAGAGAATCTTTTTTCTTTGGCTTACAAAGATCTGCTAATAATATTGGTATAATTAATGTATTAGGAACTAAACCAGAAGAAAATTTTAACACAATAAAAGGATTAGTTGCTAAAAATTTATTAAAAAATGAAAAGATTACTCAAAAAATTAAAGATAATGAAAGAGTTTTTCAATATCAATTAGATGAAGTAACTGGAAGAGTAAATATGATTAGTCATTTTAGTGGTGCTAAATGGTCAGCAATAACTAGATCAATTGCTAATATGACTAAATTAGGAGGTGCGGTTATATCTTCTTTTACAGATGTTCATACCTATGCAAGAGAATTAAAATGGCAAGGTAAAACTTATTTGGGTGGTGTACAAGAAGCAATGTTAGCTTTATCTAAAATTAAATCTTCAGAAAGAAGAATAGCTATTGCTCAACAATTGGGATTTATGAATGATAATATTACTCATGATTTAGCTGGTCGTTATTCAACTGGAGATGTTTTAAATAAAGGATTTACAAAAATACAAAGAACATTTTTTAAACTTAACTTACTTCGTTGGTGGACTGATTCTTTAAAAGAAGGTTCTGTTCTTGGTTTAGGAAATTATGTTGCAAATAAAAGAAATACTACATTTGTAAATTTAGATGACAAATTTAAAAGATTAATAACTCATTTTGGTATTGATGAAAAAATTTGGAATACTATTAGAAAAATGGATGTTGAAAAGGCTGAAGATGGTACTGAATTTTTTTCTGTTCGTAATATAGAAAATCTAACAAATAAAGAAATATTACCTTTGATGGATATAAAAAATCCAAGTCAAAGACAAATTGATTTGTTTAAAGACAATTTAAAAACACAAGTAACTGGTATATTTGTAGATAGATCTTCATTTGCTGTTCTTGAATCTGATGCAAGAGTTAGAGCTTTTATGAAACAAGGATTATTAGCTGGAACTCCAATGGGTGAAGCTATAAGATTTATGGGACAGTTTAAAGGATTTGCTATAGCATTTACACAAAAATCTATAGGAAGAGAATTAGCTGCAATAAAAGCTGGTAGAACTGGAGAAGGAATTTTAGGTATTGCAAATTTATTTATTGGTGCAACAATTTTTGGTTATATTTCAAATTCTGTATTAGATATATTAAAAGGAAAAACTCCAAAAGATCCAACAGATTTAAAAACTTGGTTTGCTTCTGCAGCAAGAGGTGGTGGATTAGGTATTTATGGTGATTTCTTATTTCAAGAATCAAAAAATAATGCTGGTATTCTTGCTACAATAGCTGGTCCAGTAATATCAGAAGCTGCAAAAGCATATAAAATATTTGATTATATTAAAGAAGGAAAATTAGATGCTGCTCAAAGACAAGCATATAAATCAGTTGTAGGAAATGTTCCTTTTTTAAATTTATTTTATATTAAAACAGCATTTGATTATGCTATTGGTTATCAAATGATGGAAACATTATCACCTGGTTATCTTAGAAAAATGGAAAGAGAAATGAAAAAAAATGGAGATCAAGAATTTTTGTTTACAAAACCATCAAGTTTGTTTAAAGGTTTCTAAATATGACAATATCTTCAACTACAGTTAAGAACAGTTATAGTGGCGATGGCTCAACTACAACATTTAGTTATACATTCAAGATATTCCAAGATTCAGATATTCAAGTAATTATACGTTCAGCTAATGGAACTGAAACAACTAAAACAATTACAACTCACTATAC